GAACGGCCCCTCCAAATCTTCTACTGACTAGTTCCTTAGTGATGGGGAACTTATCCGCGATGTTAGTCCAATCGCTCTTTTTGCGTAGCATCTCGGCGTTTTCCTCTTTCCACTTTTTGCTCATCTCGTGGGGCTTGATGATAAAGTTAGGGTCCTGCGTATCGTATCCCCTTAGAGCGAATGCGCTCCAACTTTGGCGCTTGTTATAACTGCTATAATGGTCGGCCCAACTTGTATAATTGGCTAGTTCTTGGCGGATGCTTTCAAGCGCTTGATTAGACAGCCACTTTGAGTTGATTTGTTTAAGATGGATGTCCTCACCCATGGCTAAGCGATACTTTACGTTTGCATCCCTTTGGTATATCCCTTTTAAGTCGCTCGATGCGGATATCTTAGTAGTGATGTATGTAAAGCCTAGCATCTTAACCATTTCAACCATGCGCTCATCCTCGTCAAAGATTTCAATCATGAGAGGCTTACCTCTTAGTTCATCGCAATAGTATTTTAGTAGTTTTTCCTTTTGGGGCCCCGCTAGATGCTTAACAAAGAAAGTGCCCGCCTCGATAGGTATAACAGTTTGAGTAAAGTCAGTTATTCTACTCTTTGCTTGATAGTGTTGATGTATCAGGATGCTGTCGTTCTCTTTGGTTTTTATGACTTGGTTTTTGACCAAGGCCGTAGCGATATCCCGCTCGTTAGGCATCCCAAAGGCCCCAAAGACATACTTTTTATAATCATTTTTTACGGCGCTCTTTAACGCCTTTAACATCGAAAGGTCATAACCCTGTTGCCATGCTTGCATAATAGTTGATTTTTAGATTTCCGAAAGTAAATTAATTCGCTCTCCAAACTCGGTGCTTACTGACTGAGGCTCATCGTCTGCGATGATGTTCGTAAACTTGCCTTTAATCTTGCTGGCATCCCCTTTGTAAAACACTAAAACGTTTTGATGCACTTTTGTAAGTTTTCGGCCTCCGTTAAAGATGCGAGAGGCCCGCATTCCTGCCGTTCCTACGCTTTCCAAGAGGATGGCACTATTGTATAGCCTTGCACCTGCTTTTTCATGCGCTTGTATCGTTTTTCCGATAAAGTCAAGATAGTAGCCCTGTTTGTCGCGGACATCCCCAACAACAAAAACGCTGAAACTATCAGGTTTAAGCATAGCGATGCACTGAGCGATGATACCCTCGTAGGCTTGCTCAAAGGCTTTGTATTCCATGTTGGATAAATCCTGTGGGTCATCGCTATACTGTTCTAAGTCATAGTAAGGCGGACAAGTAAAGATAAGGTCATACTCTCCCTGAGCAATCTCCTGAGCCCTCTCCGATGTTCCTACTATGTATCGGGGCGGATGGCTTTCACATATCTCTTTAACTTGTTCCTCGTTGGCCTTAACTTGTTCCTCTCTTAAATCTATCCCTGTATAGTTCAATCCTACCTTAGAGGCAACTATCCCACGAACTGAGCCCCCTGCGAACGGGTCCAAAACTTGACCATCAGGAACGCAAAACCACTTGTATGATATCTCGCAAAGCACTGGGTCAAAGACGCTAGTTCCTGAGAGTTCACTTTCCTCGATAAACTCCTTAATGATTTCCGCATCCGAAAGGCCCGCCTCTCGCTTTGCATAATAGTTTGGTATCTTGCTTTCGATGTTGCCTGTGTTAGGACTATTCCCTTTGAGGATATCGGCTAACGCTTTTTTAGGATTGGAGGCGCTAAGGATAGTATCCGAATAGTTCAGGAGGTTGCCCCCTCTCCCTACTTCGCTTTTGATACCTAGGCTTTTCCACTCGGCTTTTCTTGTTTGCCAATAGCCCTGTTTAGTATCAAATACCGAAAACGGCGGAGCGATAAACTTATCGCTTAGCGATGCGTGAACTACTGTTTCTACTTCAGGCGAAAAGTCGAGCGCTGGCTCATCGTTATCGAACGGGGATACTTGAAACAACTCCGATGTATCTACTCCCATGATATCAAGGCCCCAATCCACTAAGGTGGCCGTTTCCCACTCATTGGCTAAGATATCCCAATCCCATGTTCCAAAGTTAACGTTATCGGCAATCAGGAATTGGTCGCGTTGCTCTTCGCTCCAATCATCCGCTAAGATGATAGGCACCTCTTTATACTTTAACTCGTTTAAGGCTTTGAGGCGCATGTTTCCGCCTAGCACAACGTATTTTCCATCTTCATCAGTAACGCACACTATCGGGCGTTTATCGAGCATCTCGGGGAACTCCTTAATGCTTTTTACTAACTGCTTAAATTTGTTGTCTTTGATTATCCGCGGATTGCGCGGGTTTGGTTTCACTTTCGTGATGGCTACTTTTTGCATTTTGATTATTTTGATATAAATAGTTACATACGGCTACTGCTTGGGCGGTGTTCCTTGCTGTTCCATCTTGGATAACAACGGGGATGCATCTCGCTACAAACTCATTTTTTGGCTCGTTAGGATTTGGCGTAGGCATTAGAAAAACAAGGAAATAAGTAGATACAGTGAGTAGGCTAAGCCCACACCGATAACCCTAAATAGTGATTGTTGCACATCCTGCGGAGTATGAAACCATTTGTATACTGCTTGCGATGGCATCCAAGGTAGGAACACCAAGATGATGCGGTCCAGTATAAAGAGGCAAAATACAACGGGGAGCAATGCGATGCTGAGTGCGATTTGTAGTTTTAGTTTCATGATTTCGATTGGTTTATAATGATTTTTCCATCTTGGAATGACTTGACATCGATACGGCTATACATCAAAAACTTGGCAAAAGTTTCGATACTTCGGTTGGCGATTTCCGCCTTATAGTAGATAACGCACTTGGTAGTTCCCCACGTTTCGTTGAACCTGAGGGCATGTCGATTCACACCAAGCACATCCCCTAGATAAGTGATGTATCGCTGTGTCGGGTATCCGTTTTCATACTCGCGTGCCATGCTTACAAAGGTTATAAAAATAGTAATACGATGCACAAAATAGGTATAAAAAATTGCATTTTTTGCGCTTTTTCACCGATTTGCCAAAACCTTGTGAGACTTGTTTTTATGAGTTCTAAGAGGTTTACCTATGCGGATGGATGGATATATCTACTTTTTAACGAACTCATTTCTCCTTACTAGGTAAGGGTTTCACAGCGGTATGTTTTAAACTAAAAAAGAGGGCCCTCGGGCCCCCTCGCTACTAATTTTTCGATAAATATCTACCTATTTTCTCCAAGGTAGAGGAGTGCAATCCCTTGCTCTCTTTCCCTGAGTAAAGATACAGCCACAGTTGATTTTGATGCACACCCGCCTGCTTGCTAAATGCGTTAAGCGTGATGTTTTGCTCCTCCATGTGCCTGAGTATCATCTCTCGGATAAGTGAGTTAAGATTTGCTAAGTCGGATTTTTTCATGGCTTAAAAAATGTCATCAAAGGGGTCCGAACTCTTGTTTTGGATAGGAGGTTTATACTCCTTGTTTTCAGGGCTGACGTATGGCTCCTTGAAAGATAGTGAAATGTAATTCTTTCCGTTTTGAGACTGGCGTTTCCATCCTGCGATTTCCATCTCGATACCATTTACGTTTACCTTTCCCTTAAAGTCGGGATGACTCTCTTTTTCTTTGCGGTCGTTTATGAACATAGCACCGCTGTTTGCTTTTGTTTCCATTTTTACTTTGTTTTTAGATTTATGTTTGTTTGGTTTATGTAATCGCTTACTAAGTACTCATTCCTGAAGTCAAAATATTCGTTTAAGAAATTAACCATTTCCGTAAAGGATTGAAAAACGTATGTTTCTCTAAAGTTGCCCGAACATTCCGCTCCTATGCGTATCGAGTACCCATTTTCGATTTGAGTGATTGTGCACTGCTCGTTTGTTTTTTTCGCTTTCATGCTATTTGATTAAAAAAATTACTATTAAACATCCCAAGGCATAGCCAAGGGCCAAGGCTAAGGCCATCGCTGACCTTTCGCTCCACGTCTTGCTTTCTACCATATATCCCGCAAAGGGTAGGCTAAGGAACGGCCCGATGAATGCAAAGATGAGCATCCCGATGGGGTCCTTATCTGCCACAAAGCGTATGTAAAATGTGCTACCTATTTCTAGGATGAGCGCACTCAACATGATGATAAAATACTTACTCATCGATTAGGCGTATAATCGCGTTCCATCGCTAGCGCTCTTTTTGTATCGCTATACATCAGGCTCTCGTATTCTTTGAGGCCTCTCTCTACCCATTGTATAAATTTCTCGCGGTGTCGCTTTTCTGCGAGTTCCCTGCGAACGTTTGGATGCTCTACAAAGATGTAGATAGTATACCATGACGTTTCTCTTTGGATAACCCCTGTATCCATGAGCAAGCCCTCGTCTGCTAGCATCGAAATGGTGGCCGTTAAAGATTGGTGGCTCATCCCTAGTTCCTTACGCATCTCGTATATCGTGGTGCCGAAATCCTTAGATTTGATGTGAGCCAAAACTCGCACTAGATTTGATTTGATTGCGCCAGTGCGAAGTTGCTCCAACCATGTTTCTACTTTTGCTTTCATAGCGTTGTTAATTTGTTTAAGATTTCTACTAACTGATTGGGCGTGATATCCCGCATGACTTCGACCATGCTTTCTAGGATGTAAAACTTTTGCTCATCGAAAGAGTATACCATCCATTTGCCGTCAGCACTAAAACATGCAACTTCTGCGGTTGTTTCGCCTCCATCGCTGTATGTGCCCTTGGCCCATGTAATTGATGCTAGCGTGCCGTTATCAAACGACATCGTTAGGTGGCTGTTAAAACATTCGTATGCTCTCATTTTTTCGGTTTTAGTTGATTAAGAAACTCATCATATTTTACGCGGGCTTGCTCCACTCGCTCTCGGATGCTGTCGATTACTGCCTCGCTCCTTTCTATGCGAAAAACTTTTACCCTTTGGCTTTCAGGGATGTGCTCGAACTGCAACTGCCTGCTGGCCATCTCTTCGCCTATCTCGAGCATTTCATCAAATGATTTGTCGTGATACTTTGGCAAACTATGCAAGTTGTAGGCTAGCCGTTCCGCCTCTTTGTATACTAGATGCGCGGGAGCGCTCGTTAAAGTATAAACTAGATAGCAATGCGTGTATCCGCTGAGCCACATATACGTTTGCAGTTGATAAAAGTAGTCCTTGTTTGGCACCTCGCTTTCAAACCATGGAAATGTTGTGCCATCCCACGAGTTTTTGACATCGACTAAGTATCCGTTATCCAAGACATCAGGCTCCCCGATAACCCATTTATTTACTAGCCGTCTTTTGGGCTTATCTAGGTCCATCTCCCACCCTTTCACTCGCTTTATCATCTCCAAGGACATGGCCTCGTTTATAATCCCTTTTTCGATGTGCTTAGAGGTTACAAACTTATCGATACCAAACTCGTTGTAAAGGACCGCATCCTGTATAACTTTCATGGCTGTAGCCCCCCACTCCTCTTTGCCTTTGCCCTTTGTCATAAGCCCCCCAACTTGGGAGGCCCTGACTAACCAATTATGCGCTGTCATATCGTTTCAAGTGTTTCGATTTGACTAGGCGTTAGCGCAAACTTTTGCTTTGCATCCTGCAAGGATATCGAGCCACCGCTTACGGCTCCGCAAAGGCGAACAAACTCGCTATCGCTTAGGGCTCTCTTTTTAGGGGCCTTGACTTGCTCTCCTGAGGCGTCCGTATCTTTGTCCGATACTATCCCAAGAATCGAACTGATGCTGTACCTCCTGAGGTAAGAAATGGCCGAGCCAAGAACTTGGAAATCGTTCATACCTTTGAGCATTACGCCCTCGGGGATAGTGATTGAACTCTCGATGGTTTCGCCAGTATCGATGTGAAAGATTATCGTCTTGACTTTGTTATCATCCAAGGGTTGCGTAAAGCCTAGCCTCCATTTTTCTAGTAGAGGGTTTATCGTTTTCAGGATAGTTGGTAGGTCGGCGTATGTGTATCCGTATCCCTTGGTTTCCTGCAAGATAACGGGGCACTCCCTTTGGAATCCTGCAATGGCTTGCTTGATGTTCGTAGAGGCTTTTGGCTCGATGATGGGCACCGCCATCTCTTGCACAGGCACATGCTCTACTTGCCTTTCGACTTGTTGCTTTGTTCTGCTCATTTTTTGGTTTTTGATTATGAATTAACTATTACAAATTTAATCTTTTTTTACATACGATTTACATCGAAGTAGGTATTTTTCATGGATAGCCTGAAGTTCCTCCCGCGTATATTTTCGGGTTTCTTTGGCCTGCATCTCCAAGCGCTCTAACTCCATGGCTCCAATGCGCTCTTTTAGTTTTTGCCTATACTCTAATAGGTTACCATGTAAATCTCGGTTGCATTTTACGCACTGAGCGTGGACGTTAGCCTCGTCATACCTTAGGCTCCAATGGTTGTTCGAATTGTAAAAATGGCCTGCGTCATACTTTTTGCCTTTCAGGGATACGCCACAGGAAACGCACCCTTTGTTTTCATCCCTTAGCCTGATGTATCGATTGAATGAGGCCTGAGCCTTGGTGGCCCATTGCTGCACAGTCATGAGACCTATTTTCTGCGTTTTTAACTTGGCTCGCTGTAATTTGGCGCTGTTTAACTTGATTTGACGAAGTTTCTCCATTGCCTCCATGCTCTTGCATTCCACATTCCAACAAAACCTTTCTAACATGCTAAAACGCGGTTTAAACGGGGTTTTGCAGTTCTTACACTTCTTCATAGGCTGATTTTATCCAACAAAGATGCATTTTTTTGCTTTAACTCCCGATTTTCTGCCTCCAACTTGATGCTGGCAATCTGCAAGGATGCAAGCGTTTGGTGATGGATGGCAATCTCATCCCTAGCCATGCGGATGAACTCGGCGCTTTCTAAGGCTATCCGCTCCGCCTCTCGCATCGCTTTGTGGATATCCTCCCGCTGTGGATGCTTTTGCTCTATTTCCTCGCGGTTTGCTTTCAGGCGATAAAAAAGGTAGTCGGCTTGGATAACTATCCGCAAAAGGTAAAGTTCTCTATCCATGGGTAAAAAGGTTTTTGTTAGTTTTAGGCTTAGGCCTCAAAGGCTCCAAGGCATCTACTCCCTGAACGATAAATCCAAGCCCTCGATTAAACTCGCAAAGCATCGGTTCGTTCAAACGATTGATGGCTCCGCCCGTTTCCGTATCCTTTATCTTTTCAGCGCTGAACATCGTATAGTATTTCATGCTCTCGTGCTTGATAAGCCGATGTATGATAAACATGTCATCGCATCGATTTAGGAACGCTTTGCCTCCCTCGATGTGGTCCTTTAAGGGAGGTTTTAGGTGACCTTTCCACTCCCCATCTGCGTAGAGGTTTCCGCTCCTGCCTGATTCGCTGTTCGGGTGAGTGTTGATGTATATCGTTTTCCTCGTTCGATTTGTGAATTCACGAGCCATGTTAAGAAATCGGTAGTTGCCCTCGTATGACATATCCCTATCCAAACCTGTGTAAGGGTCGATAAGGCACGCATCCGCATCGCTATCCTCAAAGATTCGCAACAAGGCCTCGGGCTTGTATAGTTTGCTGTTATCGACAAAGTCAAACATTTGCTCGAGGAACATCGCGCTGGCAATGATTTCCTGTTCGGATAGTTCCGTAAAGCGCCTGCCTCGATACATTTGCACCATATCCCTTAGGACTTGGCCCTTGGAGTTTTCCCCCATCCATAGTATGAACTTTAGGTTATGCTTTAAGGCTAAGGTTAGAAACATCCAAGTGATGAAGTAGGATTTACCTACGTTGTCATGGCCTAGGATGATGTTAAGTTGCGAGCGCTTAAAACGGAGGTGTTCATCCAAGGCGCACCCAAGTTCTAGGCCTTGGCGTATCCTGCCGTTTTTTACGTCTAGCAAGTAATCGATACTATCCCCCTGTTTTCTTATCATGGATTTGTTTCATAACGTTAGCGTATAGTTCGTTTGAACTTGCTCCCTGAGCCTTTGGCTTAGTATCAAACTTGGATTGATTTCGGGCCCACGTTCTAAGTCTGCGCTGAACATCAAACACTTTCTCCATCTCGAAACGCATCTTGTCGCTGTTCATGGATGATTCGGTCCAGTAGTCATAAAAATCCCTAACCATCTCTCGGTTGTTTTCAGTCGTCAGAGCCACACACATATCCTTTAGGATATTCTTTCTTTCTTCTAATGATTTTTTCTGCGTTTTTTCTGCGTTTTTTTCGCGTTTTTTCTGCGTTTTTGGATTTGCCTCAATCCCTTGATAATCCTCGTATTGCTCGATTTTTATGCGGGTGGCTAGGCGCTCGTTTTTTAACTTAACCATTCCATCCGCTTGGAGCATGTTAAGAAAGTTAGTTACCTTGCTAACGGAGCAATCCCATCGCCTCGCGAGCGTTTGGAGGGAGCGTATCATTTCCCCCCTTTCAACAACAAAGGCTCTGCCGTTGATTAGAAACTGAGAGGGCTCGTAGTTAGCCATCCCGATTATGTCAACCCAAGCCTTAAAGGCCCAAGCATCGTCAAAGACCCAGTGGTCAAATATTTTCCTGTCTATCTTGATGAATCCCATCTTTATGTAATTTTGATTTGTGGTAATAAATAAGTTTGTTTTCAATTTCATCGACTTTGTAGCAATTTTTAATCGGCGTCTCGATGTCATAGCCATATCGGCCGTAGCGATGAGTTCCCTCGCGTTTTTCGTGGCCTCTTAGGATTAACATCCCGACATGTTTCAAAACGGTGTCTAAACGCTTAATTTGAGCCATTTCAATGTCGATTTCGATTTTTATCTTCATGGCCCTATTCTGCTACTATCCTGAAAGTCATGATTTCGCCTGTGCCTCGATGCTGTTTTGTTTCGATGAGCACCTCGATTTCCTTATCGGTCCAGTTTAGGATTTTGCCAAACTTTCGGCCGTTGCGCTTGCACTCTTGCTTTTCCTTATCAAAGATAAAAGTGTTCGGTTTTTTAGGTGTTTTGTTTTTCTGCATACTGTTTGATTTTACAAGTTCTTATGTATAGTTCTATGTTAAAACTTCCGCCCTTATCAAAGGCAAAGGCTTGGTTTTCCCACCATCGCACCATGTCAAACAAAGTGCGATGGCTAGGTTGTGGATGCTTAGTCCCATCCGTTTGGCTCTTTTTCGATTTCATACTTTATGTAGGTTTTAATTTGATTCATTTGGTCCTCGGTAAACTCGATGGTTATCGGTAAACCCTCTTCATCTCGCACCTGATGGATGTGGATGTTTTTAACTTCGTATTCATAACCTGATTTAACAACGTATCCTCCCTCCGCTATCTCCACCCACTCTCGATGCAAGTCATAAAAGTATGAAATATCTAGGAAACCGTTTTCATTCAGGATAGTAAGATTTTGGAGCCTAGTGTTGATTCCGTATATATCAAAGTCAGGCGCTATGTTGCTGTGTTCCATCATGGCCGTTAGTTTAAGTTAGGTGATGTTGTAGCCTCTCCATCCTGAGCGCTGTCCTCCTGAGCCATCTCCGCGTTTTCTCGCTCCCTTGTTTCTTGGAACTCTATCTCGCGGTTGATATCTTGGCACGCATCCTCGATGCTGGCCCTAAGTTCTCTAGCAAGTCGATGTTTATCCAAGTCTACTGATTCTAGTTCGAGCGTGTTGCCATATCGTAGGCTAAACTCGGCGCTGTCATACTCGATGATATCCGACTCGTCTATCCCATCCATAAGCAAGTCGATAAAATGCTCGTGCCATTCCTCGGGTATGTATGCTCGATTAAATGTTGGAGCCTCTAAGCGCTGTAAGATGTTCAGGACATCCTGAGCGGTGTATAGACTGCCTGTAAGGCTTGTTGATTGTTCCATCGATGCGCTGATGGTTGCGATTGCTTGTTCGATTGTTAACTTTTCCATGATTTTAGATTTTGAAATTATGAGCGTTAAGGATGCGCTCCCCCCTGTTAAATTATTTGATTTTGATTAAGTCGTTAGTGTTTACTGTTATCATTTTTCCATGATGATAAAAAAGCAAGGCCGTTTGATTGGCCTCGCTTATGCTGATGATTAGGCCCCTGATTCCTGTAGGCCGATGTTTTACCAAATCTCCTTTACTCATCGCTATCGATTTTAGTTAGTCCTAGTTGCTTGCATGCATAGTTGATGTGCTTGCTTGTTGTCATGCTCCAGTAGCCTAGCACCTTAGCGGTGCGCGTTTCGTAGTCTATCTTAGCCACCCGCGTGGTATAAGACATGATGTAGTCGGCTCCATCCCAATGCACGATTGAGAGGTTTTGTTGATACTTTGTGAACTTTCTCATTTTTTGGATTTTTATGGTTTAACAAAAGATATAGTTTAGATTCTTGTGGGCATCTAGGAGCATCCTAACAGCGCCTAACTGCTGTTTAAGAGCCTCTAAGTCATCATACTCGCCCTCGGCTATTTGCTCACAGTAGCCCTCGATATCGAAGAGCATACCATCGTGATAAGATTCCGTATAGTCAAGTAGTTCGTCTTTGATGCGGGAGTATTCTCTGATTAGTTCCTGCATTTCTTTGCGTGCTGATTTCATAAGATTAAAAGTTTAAGATTACAAAAGTTAGTAGTTGATAGGCCCCATACCCTAAGATAACGAGGCCCAAAAAGTCGCGCATTGCTTTGATGAATTCTTGTTTCATGTTTTTGGTTTTTAAGTTAAAAAGTGCGTTAAGGATGCGCACCCCCCATTGTTAAGTTATTTAATTCGTTGGAACCATATCGATGTGGCTAGATACTCAGGGCTTAGATTCATACTTCCAAGGCTTAACCTCATCGCTTTGTATTGCACTACGATGAACTCGAAGTTATCTTTAACAAAGCGCTCAACCTCTTGGTCATCCTTGGTTAATTTTTTTGCGTTGTATGGCCCATAACTAGTTAAATTCCCTCGATACTTTTCCATCCCTGAAAGGATGGTTCGTGCATTGATAAAGTCGCTGTTTAGCATTTCCATACCGTTGTTGTAAAATTCCTGTTTTTTCATGATTATTTTTTTTATATCTCCATTAATGTTTTCATCTTATTTAAGTCGATTGTAACATCACCGTACTGTTTCAAATTTCCTTTTAACAGTGGTAGCAACTTAACAACATTAGGGTGGGTGCTGTTTTCTAATTCTTTAACCAGTTGGCTTAACTGTATCAATTCTGATTTTTTCGTTTTCATGATTATTTGTTTAAGAGGTTGTTTAACTTGATTCGGAGTTGGATGGCTTTGTTGGAGTTCCATCCATGAGTTGCGATTGCCTCGGCATGTTGCATTTTTGTTCTTTCGATTCTAACTGTCTTTTTCATTTTTTGATTTTTTAATGGTTTCTATTAATACGCAAAAAGGGAGCATTATGCTCCCCCTTTGATTTGCTGTTTGGCCCATGCTTCGATTTGCCCGCCTGCCTGATGGCCATATATAAAGGTTAGTGCATCCCTGCTCGATTTATTATATATACCCGTCCGCCTTGGTTGGCTTCGTCTAGTAGATGGCATTTCAAAGAGCGTTATCCCGTTTGGATGTAGCAATGATAAAAAGTTAAATTCGATATAGCAAATAAATTACCAAAAAAAACAAAAAAAAATTTTAGTGTACTTGTGAAACATTGTGCAGGTAAGGGTTTCGTGTTTGAAAAAAAATTGGTTTTTTTTATTTACGCCTGTTTTTGCAGATGATTTGTGAGGAGACCTTGTGAAACCCTTACTAGGTGGGCGAAAATGAGTTCGTCGTAAAGTTGATGGATATATCCATTCAGGTATGTAAACCTCTTAAAACCGGTTAAAACGCGTAATACGCGGTTATAGTTTTACTGTTTACGGCAAAAAAAAAGAGGCAACGATTACTCGCTTACCTCTCTCCGAAACCAAAAAATGAGTTGTAAAACTACGAATTAAAACTCATTTAGCAAACAGTATGACACACCTTTTCCGCTTTGCTGAGAAAAATAGTACATCATGGTTACATATTTTTGAGTATCGTTTACCACTTGGCACCCTGCTGACCATCCTCCGATTTTCTCCTTGATGGTAGTAGTTTCCATGTCGTAAGTGTTGGCGTGAAAGTTGATACCAAAGTATCCCGCTACTACTTTTCCTTGCTCTTCGCTTTTGGCATCTCCATCACCATCGCGAAATATTTTGATTGGGGCCCCGATTTGCACGAGGGCGTTCATCTTCTTTTTGTGCTTGCCGTATCTCCAAAGGCCGTAGTACCACTCATCCGCTTTTACGATTGCGGCACCTAATGGGTTATAAGATTTGTATCCTCCCTTTAAGATGCTAAGCGCTGGGTTTGTAGTTCCTGAGGTCATCATTATAAACTCTTCGCCTCGATACAAGTAAAACTTGTCATCGTAGATATCGGGCAAGTCTTCGTTAGAGCGCACGCCTACTATCCAAAGGCTGTCGGGTATGCTCTTAAAAGATGGTAGAGCCTTAACCCTATCCAATAGTTGCTTATCGGTATATTTTCTAACCATTGCTTTGCTTGTTTTTTCTCCTGCGGTTTAGGATGCTGAGAACTAAGGCTACTAAAACCAAGACTGTAACCACTCCATGAGTTGTATCGTGCGAGGTGATGTCTTGATAAACGCGGTCATATCGATGTAGGACCTCCTGAACCAATGCGCTATCGCTAAGGCTTTGTGCATCCTCATGGATATATACAATTACTGTATCTCTGATAGTATCACTTTTTGTTTCCATACTTTTGTTTTAGCCAATCGATGAAGATATCGTAGGAGTCTCCGATGAACTCGTCCATCTTGTCCGTAATTTCATTGGCTACCCACCCTATGCAAAAAGAAATCAAAACTATCACCTTCGGATTTAAGTCTGCGTAAAAGTAGGCAACCAATCCCGTAACTGAGTAGGTCAAAATCCCTGCGATGGTCATCGATAAAACTATCGTTCCAATCCTTAATCGGCGCTTGATACCTTTAAGCATCGCGCCAATCATTCCTACCCCTATGGATAAGAGGTCCATCCATGATTCCAAACCTTTCATTATCTACTAGTTGCTCCGCCTGTGTTCATATACAAATATACCACAAAATCCTCAAACGGCACTTCGGTTCCATCTATGCGGAATGAGTTAGGGATCAGCGTAGGATTTCCATCTCCGTCAGTTGTAAGCATCTCGGCCCGCATGTTAAGGCGCTTGTATGGCATCCCGCAAATTATGGATACTCCTGTGTTGTAAATTTCGGCTTGCTCTAAGTTTTTGTATCCTAAAAAACTAGTTGCATCCTTAGGGAAATCGAACTGTCCTGTATAGTTTTCTTTCCGTTGTTCTAGGTCTACCCATCCTGTAGTGATGATAAAATAGTTACCTTTTTCTGCTATGTTCATAAAGTTTCGTACCATATCTAGTAAAATGTTCTTTTGTTGTTAAACTTATCCCCTACCTTGCATGTAAGGGAGGCCTTTCGGCTAAAATCAAAGTATGTAATTTCGGGGCTTTCCGTAACTATCGCTGGCGTATCCTGATAAGCGTAAGAATGGTTGTGAGCGTTATAATCGCTGATGTATAGTTCGTTCTCGCTTAAAAGATATACTTCCGTTAGAGGCTTGATAATGCACTCTTGGAGCGGGTCAGTAATTATCTCGTAAGAGTATAGGTTTTCCCTGATAACTCTCTTTAACTCTCGGTTGCCGTAAATGATGTTATCGATTTCCATGTTAGGCTGTCGATTGCCTATGTATCCTGTAAATCGGATATCGCTCACTACATCCGCTCCCGTAAAGTTGATGTTATCCGCCTCCTGAACTCCGTTAAAAACGCAACGAACTCGGGCCGTTCCTATGGCGTTGGCTATGCTGTAAGGTTTAAGGCGATAGTTGCCTATTGTTATGCTCCCTTGTATCCCTGCTATCGTATAGGAGGCCTTAAAAGTGTAGCATCCTGCCCCATCGCTTAGGAGGACATCAATCCAATCAATCGTAGCGTAAAACGCTAGGGCATCGTTAGGAAACTGAACGGGCGTTGGCTGATAAGTTGCAAGCGCTGAGCCCTTGTAAAGTTCAAACGTGCATGTGTCTAGCGAATCGCCGAGTTTCATCCATCCGCTCGCTTTGTCGCTTTCCCAAGAGGCCCCAGTAGATGCTAGCACAAGTTGCTCGCAACAACAGTCTTGATATCCCCTGTCTTGCTCTACAAAATCTTGCGGAATCTTAACGCTTTTGAACTGCCATAACATGCGGTCCTCTCTCCCGCATTCCTCGGGGCATTCAACTCCCATAGTTGCGATTGAGAGCGCTCCTACTAGCATATCCCAAGGGAACCCCGCTAAAACGCTGTCAGGGCAATCTCCTGAATAGTAAAGAAAAGCCAAGTAGTTAGGAGGGTCCATAAAGTCGGGATTGGCTCCGATAATCCACTTCATATCGGAGGGACTATACCAAAGGGTCCAATCCGTTCCGTTATAAGTAAACTCATAATAGTTAACGCCGTTAAGTATCCCGCTTGCTTGGAGCGTTTGCGTGGTTATAACTCCATCGAGGTTAAACGATATTTCTAAGCACTGGCACATTAGTAGGATTTTTCAAGATGAGCCAAAACGGCCATAATTTGATTACTTGCGTTTCCTGAACTCCACTCGGCTGTGATATCCAAAGTGTTTAAGACAGTAGTGTCAAATGTGCTACTATTTCCTGATAACCAATTTTGCCCCTCAAAAATGTTCGCGCTTGCTTTGTTCCAAGTAAAAGTTGAGTTTGTCATGATGGAGGCGCTCATCGCGGGCCCAATGGCTCGAATGGTAAAATTGCTTTCCAACTCAAAAACTTCACTACCTATTGATGGCATTGTAATCGCGGGGGATGCGCTCAAAATTGTTGTTCCTGATTTGATGCGGATAGTTATAGTATCGTTGTTATGAGCGCCGATGTATCCGCATATCTTTATACGAAAGGAATCGCCAACTTGAAAACCATTAGCGGGAACGGATAGGCTCCCGATAAATGTCCCATCTAGGAACGATTGCTCTCCTGTTCCTGTAACTGTAGATGAATTAGTAATCATGGTTGCTTTCCCTGCCCTGATATCTCTACCAAGTATCTTAGCGCTATCGTAGTCAACGCCGTTAAAAGTATCTACATCCATGAAATCCAAGTCTCCAAGAGAGTAGATTTGTAGCGGATAGTTATGTATTTCGTTTGCCATATTTTGTTGTTTTTTATGCTGTTTCTTTGTATCCTCCTGCCGTTGTTTGCTTTATCCCTCCCTCGCAAGTAAACTTAAATTTCGGGCGGATAGTTGTCGAACATCCCTTTATCTTGGATGTAAATTTAACACCATTTTGTAGATTAATCTTACTCGGGTCGAAAAAACAAGTCAACTTTACTTGGTTAAAATTCGGGAACGATATATCACAAAAACTGCCTGATAAAGGCGTAAGAGGATTTAAGCCGTTGCCATCAAACGGAACGGCTGTGGAGCACCACCATCGAGGCGAGTTTTCCGTTGGCTCTACCGTTATCATCCCCCATACGTTAGGGGTCCAAAACGTTCCGTCATTTAGCGTATGCGTGCACTCTACTCTCATGAGGCCCCCCTCTACAACGATGCTTACAGGCTGATTTGTAGCCTCTACAAATAGTTGGATAGTTTGGTCTATCGTTGGGTCCGAATCGTAGTCCATAATGGCTACGGGATAGTCTTTGTAGTAGAGCACTCCATCCTGCAAAAGTTCAAGTCTAACTTCAAGGCCCCAAGGCGCTGTGTTTCCATACGGCACATAGTTTT